TTCGATGTCCCAGTCGTAAGAATTGCGAGCGTAATCTCCGACTTTGTAAGATTCATCAGATGCGATGTGGCGAATTCCGAAGATTTCGTAGTTGCTATTTTTGATTACTTCTAAAACTTTTTCGTACATTTTTTTCATTTCTTTATATCTCCTCTCTTGATTTACTCACATTATACACGATAATGTCTATTATGTCAAGAGAAAAATACACGAAAATATATTATTTTTTATATTCCACGATGTCGCACACCTGACAGTCCAATTTCTCGCACAAATACATAATTGTATCTATATTCACGTTTCTGTCATGTCGCAACTTGTTGACCAGCGCCGGGGAAAGATTGAAACTTTCCTTATCTAATAGGCTGGAACGCTTTAACCCTCTACGTTCTAACGTGTCCCATAAATTACTATATGAGATACTACCTTTATATATGTTACTTCTTTTTCTTGCTCGTGTTTCCATTTAAAAAAGCCTCCTTTTATCGTTATAAATATATAGTACATTATTCTGAAAGAAATATCAAGAAAAAAATAATATATTTTCGTGTATTTTTTTCTTGACATAATAGTCACTATCGTGTATAATGTGAGTAAATCAAGAAAGGAGATACAAAGAAATGAAAGAATGGAAATTTAAAAAGCAAGACCTTGATTGCACATTAACAATTAATGATGAGGCTGTAATCAAATTGAAAATTAATGATGGCGTATCCTATGACATGGAGAAATTGGAGCAGGGAGCAGTTCATTTTTTCGGAAATCATCACTTAATTATAAATGGAGAAGAAAAAGTAATTAGAGGATTGATTTTAGATAATTACGATGAAATCAAGACATATTACGACGATATGAAGAATAAAATTAATTCCCAATATCGCAAGAAAAAAGAAAAAATGCTTGAGGGTGTCCAATGGAATATCGAGGAATATTCCGAGAGAGATGAGGGAGGAAAAACAAAATCTTACAAACACATAGTAACTGTCAATGGCGAAACATTCGTTTTTAAGGAAAGAAATCTTTTTGATGTTGGCCGTGTTATCAACCCAGCGTACAAAATCTCGGATGAATTTTCCGAAGGTGGAATACCAAGTTGCAAAGATGGAAAATGGATTTGGTTGGGTCTTGATGATGGATGGAAAGAAGTCAGAGAAATGACCGAAAATGAAACAAAAGCTTTTGAAATTGTAAGAAAGTATGGAAAATATGCCAAATTAGAAACAGAAAAAAGAGGCTGAAAACAGCCCCCTTCTCCATTGACTTAATAGTCAACAAAATAGTTTCTACTCACACGCATAAATGCGGACAACCATATTATAGCAAAAAAATATCGCAAAGTCAAATAAATACCCGCCGCGGAGGTTACGACGGCAGGAAGGAAGAAAAATGAAGAAATGGAATATTTACAAAGCCACACGAGAGATTAAAGAAAGAGACATTTCAGAAATAGTGCAGGGGTGTACATTTTTTTGCGATGGTGTTTCTGAAGAATTAATAAAATCTTGTGATACGCTAGAAGAATCAAAAGAAGTCTTGGCGAAATATAAGACAGACATTACGGCTTATGATGGCTGCTATCTGGTTACGGAATACTGTATTTTGCCAGAAATCTATGACGAAGACGGCGAGATCGTGGAGTCCGGCGACACCGAAGAAATTACAGAAATGAAAATCAGTGTCGAGGACGAAGAGTGGAATGTTGTAAAAACGTTTGACAACCTGAAAGAAGCGGATGACTTTGTACATAATGACGAGAGGGAATTGACACTGGTATATTAATTCAGAACGAAAGCACTTGTTTCGACAGGTGCTTTTTTATTATTTTGAGAAAAAAAGAAAAGAGGGAAGAATTGATTCTTCTCTCTTGTTCGTTGTCTTATTAGTAGACTAATTATTTTAAATTAATAGTTATCTTCTTGTCTGTCCAGAACGAAGCACTATACTCTAAAATCACTTTCTTTGCATCTTTTGGTACTTCGTAATATGCTGTAAAGCTTACGTTCTTGCCTGGAGATAAATTAGTGTTAACAAAATCGCTGTCTCCTATGTACTGCTGTTCGCAGGCTGAATTATCTGCATAGCAACTGCAATCAGATACAGATACATATTTGTCACCTTTTTCTGCAATATTTTCACAAGTAAAGTCTACAGCTACATATTCGCATCCATCTTTTGCAGTAAAATATTGTCCGGCATCATATCCAAATTCAGCCTTTTTAGCAGTTACTTTTAAACCGTCATTTTCAAAAGATTCGCCAACCTTTACGCTGTCTTTCTCTTTTGTTTCTTCTTTTTTGGCAGTTTCTTTCTTAGCCGCTGTTGTTGCTGTAGTACTCTTTGGCTGAGGATCAGCGGAAGAACTGCCATCGTCACCACCACCCATTGCCATACCTAAAACAGCCAGAACGATGATAATGATAATTACCCATTTCAGCTTGCCACCCTGTTTCTTCCGGCAATGAGGACACACTTTAGCTTTTGCGTCAATCTCTTCTTTGCAGTGCTTACAAACTTTAGTTTTTTCCTTGCTCATATTTTCTACTCCTTTTTTATTATTATATTAATAATTTGGATAAAATTATACAGGATATTGAATAAAATATCAAGTAATTTGTTGAAAATAATGTCCAAAATGAATAAATAAGATACGTGCATCATATAATGTAGTAAAGATTTGATAACAGGAGGGGTTACATGGATTACAGGAAAGAAATTATTAAAATGCTTGATATGGCAGATGAGCGTTGTTTGCGGCTCATCTACGTACACATCAAGGCTTTACTAGGGCTGAAATAATCAGCCCTTTTTGTTTTCCTGCATTAGCTCCACCATCTTTTGAAGAACTTCCCAGTCGGATTCATCCAACGCCGAAAGCATCGAAATAAATTTCTTTTTAAAAGAATCTTCCTCGCTTTTCAGTGTATCACCGACAAAGTTTTCTATCTGTTCATCTCTTGTTAATTCAATAAACATTTCGCCGTTTCCAGTTCGTAGCCAATCTTCATTGACGTTAAATTTAGTGCAAATAAGAGAAATCACAGCGGCACTTGGATTTCTTCTGCCTGTTTCGTATCCACCAATGTTATCTCTTGTGCTTCCTAATTTGTTAGCAAACTCTTGCTGTGTCAAATCTAGCACTTTTCTTAATTTTTTCAAGCGTTCATTCATTTTTTTGCTCACCTCCTTTATTGCAATTATTATATCGCATCGAAAAATAAAAATCAATATAAAAATGTGACTATGACACAAAAAGCGTACAAAGTCACAAAAAAGTGTTGACAAAAGTGACAAAGTCATATATAATAGTGGCATAGACAACAAAACACAAGACAACCACATAGGAGGAAAACATGATAACAAGAGAAGATTTAGCAAATAAGAAAATTGATAAGCTTGAAAGTATTGAGCAGGCGAAAGAAATGATTAATGTATTAACTTACGATGAATGTTTAGCCGCTTTAAACGGTACAAAGAACATTCCTCATGAACTTTATTCGGCATTAATGGCAAGAGCAAAAGAAGCAAACAATGGTAAAACATCACTTGCACTTGTAATTGCAGGATTACAGAACATTTCAAATTAGCCGAAACGGTCAGAAATGACCGTCTGCCGGGAATGACCGCCCGGTACTGATGATGGCAGGTCGAGAAAATCAAAGCAAGCAGGAAAGACCGGGTGAAGCGATAGGGCTACACACAAGTGACATGGTGGTCAGGCTGAAACAATCAGACAGAGTGTGTGAAGAATAAACATGACCCGGCAAAACAGTTGAAGAAAGCAGGAACAGCAGGACAAGGAAGCACAGTGTTTATACTTTAGAAGAAAATAAACAGTCCGAACCAATCGGAACTTTACTCCTTAACCAAGAAGCTGTTAAGCGGAAGAATCAACGAGCGAGAGGACACAGTACTTTGATTTTCTAAAGCCATAGAAAGTGAGGTGTTAAAAATGTCAGAAAAAGAAAAACAGATTCTTGAAGCTATAACAAAAGCTATTCCTAATATGTCTGAATTTAATAAAGGCTACTTGCTTGGCATGGGCGAGGCGATGGCGAGCAATAAAAAACAGGAATGTGAAGAACAGAAAGAAGGCGATTAAATGAACGGTATTACAACATTTGAAAACCTTGAGTTTGGAGCAATTCGAACCAAGATAATTAAAGACGAACCGTACTTCTGCTTGCCAGATGTTTGCGGAGCGTTAGAAATTAAAAATATCAGTCAGTTAAAAACCAGACTGAATAAAGATGGGGTCATTATTAGTGAGGTCATCGACAGTGTAGGAAGAAAACAAAATGCAAACTTTGTGAATGAACTCAACCTTTACAAGGTAATCTTCCAGAGCCGCAAAGAAAGTGCAGAACGCTTTACCGACTGGGTAGCCGGAGAGGTTCTCCCCTCCATCAGAAAGACAGGGAGCTACCAGAAACAGTTATCTCCTCAAGAAATGATGCGTATTCAGTTGGGCATGATAGACGACCACGAAGACCGCATAAAGAACCTTGAAAGCAACATGGTGATTGACTACGGTCAACAGCAAACACTGCGACAGCACGTAAATAAAGCAGTTCTCAACGCATTAGGCGGCAAAAACACAGAAGCATATGCATATATCAGCAAAGTTGTATTTGCGGAGTGCAACAGGGATTTGCAAGACAGATTTAAGGTTAACAGCCGGAACAACATCCCACGCAAGCGGTACGAAGAAGCTATTGACTACGTAGACCACTGGGAACCAAAAACAAATACAAAGTTGAGAATTGACGAGTATAACCGTCAACAGAGATTTGAGGTATAGGAGGTAAAAAAATGAGGGTTATGTACAATTTACTGACCATCGTGTCAGTAGCATTGATTATCTGGATCTCGTCCAGTTGGGTTGGTGTGGTAACACATACCGCCGGAAAAGATTATAGCAATTATAATTTCTTTGTGATGTTAGGGGGTGAATAAAAAAATGAATGAGCCTCCAAGAAAAGAGTATGTTATTAGATTACTCTACACCCTCTTAGGACGACAACAAGGTGTAGAGTATGACAAAGTATTCTACACTGATAAAGACGGTGTAGAGCATGAGGTAAAAAAGGAAGAGCCCTACCATTAAGCTCTTACGATAAATCATACAAGTAAATCATACAAAAGACTTGGCAATTTGTCAAGATAGGAGGTAGACATGGCATATATAGTTATCCAAGATTGGATGATATCAGATTTACAGTTAAAGGGGAATGAGCTCCTCACATATGCCCTTATTTACGGCTTTTCACAGGATGGCGAATCAGAATTTAAGGGGTCATTGAAATATATTTCCGAATTTCTTGGCGTGTCAAAAAGAACTGCACAAAGAAGCATTGAAAATCTTGTAGACCGAGGAATAGTTGAAAAGAGAGTAGAGGAGATTAGCGGCGTGAAATTTAACCGCTACATGGCCCATGAAAAAGCTGACACCCCTATAGACAAAATGACCACAGGGTGTAGTCAAAATGACCATGGGGGTATAGTCAAAATGACCACAGGGTATAGTCAAAATGACCATGGGGGTATAGTCAAAATGACCACCAATAATACTAATATATATAATACTAATAATAATACTAGTAATAATACTAAAGATAAAGGCACGCCCGCGAGATACTTTGACGACGAGGAACTAAACAATAAGTTTCTGGAATTTCTTTCCATGCGTAAGAAGATTAGAAAACCCGTCCGAACAGATAGGGGAATGCAAACCTTGATTGCAAAATTGCGATTTCTGTCCAAGGATGATGTTGAGATGATGAAACGGATTATAGACCAATCGCTTGACAACGAATGGCAAGGCCTTTTTTCGTTGAACGGCAAAGGGGGCAACATCGACAGCCGCTTGTATGACAAGGTGAGAGAATGGGCGAAAAAGAAAGAACAAGAAGAACGGGAAGAACAAAAAGAACGGGAAGAGCAAAAAGAACAGGAGGGAGGCGGAATGTATGACGATTTCGGAGTTTTCTAAAATCGTAGCCGCATTAAAGACCGTCTATACGTCTCCGGGGTTTATTCCCAACGAGCCCGCCTTGGATATGTGGTACCGCTTGGTAGGCAAGAACAACGACTACCAGACAATGAGCGTAGCGGCACAGATGTACATGACGACCGGAAAATTTCCACCAACACCGGCAGACATTTTGGAGTGTGCCAGTAAACTCAAGGCAGAAAGCGGCTACCTGAGCGAGCAGGAAGCGTGGGCAACAGTGGCAAAAGCGTGCAGTAATGGGATTTACGGTTACAGAGAGGAGTTTGACAAACTGCCCCCTACGTTGCAAAAGGCGGTAGGAACGCCACAGACGCTCCATGACTGGGCGGTAGTAGATTCAGCGGACTTTCAGACGGTCATACAGTCAAACTTCCTCAGAAGCTACAGAGCGGCGTTAGAAGCGCAAAGGGAGATAGACAAGTACCCGCCGAAACTCCGAGAAATGATACAGGCGGCGGGAGCGATAGAGCGAAAAGAAACGGTGCCAGAACTACCCGCACTGGGAGAAATAATTGGGCGGTTAGAGCAGGATAATAAAAATTATACCCCAGAACAATGTGAGGGAGCGTTAGGGGATTGGATAGCAGGAAAGAAGGAGAGATTAGGTTATGAATAACACAATGATTAGCGTAAACGGCTTTGCGAAAAGAGAGTACGAGGACGTCCTAGAGAAAAAAGGTGTAATCCCAGCAAGTGTCGTGATTACGGTTGAGGACAAGACGATTGCAAGAGCTATTTTGGAACTATTTAAAGACAAGGTACAAAAAACAGGCGTTTTGCGGATGAAGGAAATCGAAGCTTTTGCCCGCGGCTACAACGAATTGAGCAAAAGCATTGAAACGGCATGGGGAGAAGAAAGCGAGGAGAAACATGATAGAGAGGTACGTTGACCCAGTCAGGGAATACCTAAAAAGACAGCACCTTGAGGCGGAATATGAGTGCAGAACAGTACACAAAGCAATCAAACGAGGTGCGGCAAACTACAACGAATACGAGAGATATGAGGAGGAATTAGAGCAATGACACTATACGAGATTGACAGCGCAATTATGGGCTGTATGGATGAAGAAACAGGAGAAATTATTGAGGGGGCCATGGAAGAATTAGAGCTTGACAATATCCAGAAAGCTGAAAATATCGCGTTATCAATAAAAAACGATACAGCAATGGCTAAAGCTTTGAAAGAGGAGATTGACAAGCTTACGCAACGGCTCAGAACTTGCAACAACGGTATAGACAGCAAGAAAAAATACTTACCGTACTTACTCGGAGACAAAAAGCTCAAGACGGCAAGAGTCAGCGTGTCATACAGAAATAGCGAGTCTGTGACCATTGACGACTTAGACAGTCTAACAGAGGAATACATCAGGATTCCAGAGCCGCAGGCAGACAAGACAGCGATTAAAAAGGCGATTAAAGCCGGGAAAGAGGTCACAGGAGCGCACATTGAGACCTCAAAAAGCGTGATTGTGAGGTAAGAAAGATGGGAAATATTCACAAAAAGTTGCAAAAAATTCAGTGCCGCCTCAAAACACCTAAGTCTCGATGGAGCAAATTTGGGAAATACTGGTACCGTAGTCTGGAAGATATTTATGAAGCGGCAAAGCCGTTGCTAGACGAACAAGGATTGCTTTTGATTCTGGAAGATAAAATTGTCATAATAGGCGGCAGAATCTATGTCAAAGCAACAGCGATTTTACAAGATGTAGAAGATGGGGGAGTGATTAGTACCACCGCATACGCCAGAGAAGAAGAAACCAGAAAGGGGATGGATTCCTCACAGATCACGGGAGCAACGTCAAGCTATGCTAGAAAATACGCATTAAGCAGTTTGTTTCTTCTGGACGACAGCAAAGATGCAGATACAGACGAATACAAAGGAAATGAGACTGTATCAGAACAGGAGGCAAAAAAATTATGCAGCCTGATGCGAAAGAAAGGCATGACAGAACAGGAAATCACAGAATGGGGGAATAACATGGGGCTGAAATCATTTTATGAAATTACACGCAGACAGTATGTTGAAACCTTGAAAGTACTGGGATTGGAATAGCATGGATTTAACTGGAAAAATAAAAAACTTAGCAGTGGATTATTTTAGCAAAAAGATAACAGTTACCCTGGAAATCAACGAGGCGGAGCGGTTTATAAAGGGTGTGGACGAACTGAAAAAGCTGGAAAAACTGTCCGTAATAATTAAACCGTTCCGCAAGAAAAGAAGCTTGTCGGCAAACGCCTATTTCCATGTCCTAGTCACCAAAATAGCGGAGAAAGTCGGCACAAGCAAGGCAGAAGCCAAAAATTTGATGATAGGCAGATACGGACAGCCAGAGCTGATAAAAGGGGACATAGCAGTTTTAAAAACTAACGTCCCAACCGACATCATGTACAAAAAAGAGGACGTTCACACAGTTGCGATAGGACGGCGGCTAGAAAAAGGCAAAGAGGTAGTATTTTACAGGCTCATGCGAGGTTCACACACCTACGACAGCCGGGAAATGAGCGAGCTAATCAAAGGAACGATACAGGAAGCGGAAGATTTAGGAATCGAAACGCTAACACCAAGAGAATTGAAACAAATACTGGGAAAATGGAAGCCAAGAAAGGAAGAAGAGAAATGAAAAAATTTGAATTAACAACAGAATCTATCACAAATGCACTTGGAAAAAAATTATTTAGAATTAAGGCACTGGTTGAATTTGGAGACGTAAAAGCCGGAGAGCTTGGCGGATACGTAGAGAAAGAGGGAAATGTATCCCAAGATGGCAATGCATGGGTCTATGAAGATGCAGCGGTCTATGGAGATGCAAAGGTCTATGAAGATGCACAGGTCTATGGATATGCACAGGTCTATGGAGATGCACGGGTCTATGGATATGCACAGGTCTATGGAGATGCACGGGTCTATGGAGATGCAGCGTTCTCTGGAGATGCAAGGGTCTCTGGAAATGCAGATTATGCGTGTATAAAAGGTTTCGGCACGGAATTTAGACATACAACATTCTACAAGACAAAAGAGAACGGAATTGGCGTTAAGTGTGGTTGTTTTAACGGAAGTTTAGAGCAGTTTAGAGAACAGGTAAAGGAGACGAGAACAGGCAAAATAGTAAAAGAATATCTGGCAATCGCTGATTTAATGGAATATCATTTCGCAAGGGGGGATTCTGACGATGAATAGCGTACTGCAAACAAAAAAAGAGTGTTTTTTCTGCAAAACGACCAGAAATCTGCATAGGCATCATGTCTTATATGGCAGTAGCAACAGAAAACAAGCCGAAAAGTATGGTTTTACAGTTTATTTGTGCCTGAATCACCATACCAACGGTGGTGAGGCGGTACATCGTAATCCCAACGGAACGCTAGACAGGTACCTCAAGGAGCTGGCGCAGAAGTACTGGGAGGAGAACAACGGAACGAGGGAAGAATTTATCAAAACATTTGGGAGGAATTACCTGTGAACAAATTTAGAAATAAAAAGATTTTTACGAAAGATGGGAAGTTTGATAGTAAAAGAGAAATGCATCGCTATTTGGAGCTGGCGGCGATGCAAGAAGCGGGAGAAATTACAGGATTAGAGCGACAGGCGAGGTATATCCTTGTGGGCAGTCAGAAGCGAGAAGATGGCACTACAGAACGCCCCGTATCATATACGGCAGATTTTCGCTACACAGACAAGGAAGGCAAGATTGTTGTTGAGGATGTAAAATCCCCACGTACAAGAAAAAATCCGGAATATATCATCAAGAGAAAACTAATGCTTGAACGGTACGGCATCACGATCAGGGAGGTAGCGTAATGGGAAAAACAGGAGACTCAGAAGCAAGAAAAGCGGCAGAGACACTCAAGAAGTACTGCAACGAGCATAAATATTGCCGAAATTGCCTTTTTGCGGTAGGAAAGAAAAGTGCGGCTTGCTTGCTAGTAAATAAATTGCCGCTTGACTGGGTAAGATATTAAAGCTGGACACCCTCCGGGGTTAAGGATAGATACACATTACAGTAACACGTTAACGGTTCCATGAGGAGCTATATGCCATTGATTCCTCCGGATTTATTCCGGAGGAGAAAGGAAAGAAAATGAAAGTAGAAGAAATGAAAGACTATTTATTAGAACATTTAGAAATAGGCGTATTGTTTAGCAAATTAACGGAAAAGGCGGATGAATTATCCAAAGCCGCAACGATACGCGCAGAAATTATGGGATTTAACCCAACCCCAGCGGAAGTGATAAGAGCAGAGGGTATTTTGCGTGGGAAGATGGCAGAAGTTATATTGATTTGTGAAATACTAGCCTGCAACACAGACGCGTGGGACGATGTTAAAGACATACAAGAAGAAATAGCGAGAAAATGGGTTGAGTTAATGATGAAGGAGGAGGAGAAATAAAAATGCCATACGGGCTGAAAGACGAAGATTTTGCTAAAATACAAAACAAAATAGTGAAAAAACTATATGAAATACCAAGCCTTGACCGAGCCACATTTTTGGTGGAATGCACAGAGCAAGAGTTAAGGGAAGCAATGACCGAACTACGCAAAACACCTAAATCAAGGGGAAAAATTGAAGCAGTAGAAAGGGAGCTGAGAAACAGAGGAAACAAAAACAAAAAAACAAAGTTTTTCCCAAGTGACTTGGCGGAAAAGAGATTTGCGAGGGAATGGACGAAAGCGTGCGGAAGAATAAGGGGGAATGAATAATGACATTAGAAGAGGCGATTGGGATTTTAGAAAAGGATATACACACAGACCCACCAAAAAGTGCAATTACGGCAAGAAAACATGATAAAGCCATATTGATGGCACTCAAAGCATTGGAAAAGCAGATTTCCAAGAAACCTATTGAAAGATTCACAGGCAATGAATATGTATGCGAGTGCCCGATTTGTCATGGCGGAACGTATACACCAAATGAAGTGGAGATTCAAAGTATTCAATATTGTTCTTGGTGCGGCCAGAAATTAGATTGGAGGCATAAATGAGCGATAATACAATCGAACCGGATACATATATGGGTTTAGCACAACAATACATAAAAAATGAAATAAGTGATGAGGAGTTTACGAAGCGGTGTAACCGACTGAAAAGGATACCAATGAAGACCTACGTGAGCATATCAGAAAAATTTATGCAGGGTGAAATAAGTGAGGAAGAATTTGTAGAGCGGTATAACCGATTGGTTGAGCAGTAAGCTGAAAAACACTGGGAACCGGTCGAACCACATGAGCATATTTAAGAGGAGAGAAAATGAAGTTTATTGATTTTTTTGCCGGAATCGGAGGGTTCCGCAGAGGCATGGAATTAGCGGGGCATGAATGTGTCGGGTTTTGCGAATTCGATAAATTTGCAACCGCAAGTTACACATCAATGCATCTGCTTACTCAGGAACAAAGAGAATTTTTGAGCAAAATGCCGTTGAAACAGCGACAAAAAGAAATACTAAAGGAGGAATACAGAAATGGAGAATGGTACGCAAATGACATTAGGAGAGTATATGCCGGAGACATTCCAAAAGCAGATTGCTGGTGCTTCGGATTCCCGTGTCAAGACATCTCCGTCGCAGGAAAACAGCTTGGATTTCAAGGAAACCGTTCAAGCCTGTTTTTCAGAGTTATGTACCTTGTCAGACAGCTCGAGGAAGAAAATAAGCCCACTTACCTTTTCATTGAGAACGTTAAGAATTTGCTTAGTGTTAATGGAGGATGGGATTTCGCCAGACTGCTCGTTGAAATGGAGCAGGGGGGGTATGATGCAGAATGGCAGGTGCTCAACTCCAAAGATTTCGGAGTGCCACAGAACAGAGAAAGGTGTTTCATTATCGGGCATCTTAGAGGCAGAGGCTCCGCAGAAGTATTTCCTGTCGAAGGAACAAACAGAGAGAATAGTGTTTCAATAATTGGCCACAGAGACGGTTACAGGAGAAATACACAAGTATTTTCGCAGGAAGGAATCACGGAAGCGTTAGACACAGCGGCCGGCGGAGGAAGAGGACATCACATTGCATTGCCGTGTTTTATTGATTTATGCAACGAAGGCTCAAAAATGACAGATCAGGCACGATACCTGAAAGCGAGATACTACAAAGGAGCATCGAACCATGCAGGACAAGATAGCGGAATCGCGATTGAAGTCAAAGAAGCAACAAAGCAAGGTTATGCAGAATGCAGAGTGGGAATTGACAGCGTGAACTTCTCGATGCCAAACAGCAAGACAAGAAGGGGAAGAGTCGGACAAGAAATTGCCAACACACTCGACACGAGTTGCAATCAGGGAATCTTCGTTCAGGTATCGGAAGAACTGGTTGTATATGCGGTCTGGTATGAAAAATATCAATGTTACATAGCAATCAGAAGACTAACGCCGTTAGAATGTTTTAGACTACAAGGGTGGACAGATGATTATTTTAAAAAGGCCGAGTTTGTAAATTCAGACAGTCAATTATACAAACAAGCAGGAAACGGCGTAACTGTAAATGTAATAAGAGCTATTGCAGAAAAATTAGGCGAAAGAGATGGATACACGAAATCACGAACATTGCAAAGGCAAAACGGCGCATGAGCATATATAAAGGAGTGATAAAACTATATGAAACAGCTTAGCCTTGAAGATATCAATCTTGATATGATTCCGATTAATGTTCTGCAGGATGTAGATAAGCGAATATCTGACTGGAGGTCAATGGGAGGCAAAGATTCGGACCCATACATACAGCAACAGTTAAGATATTTAAAACGAGTCGAGTTGATGGCGAACAACGCCGCGGATACGATCACATATTTTTAAACAGGAGGAAGAATGAAGTTAAAAGGGATGGCCGTAGAACAGTTATTAGAGTTCTTAATGATTGCGAACAGTTTAATTGAGATAGGAGAGCTAATATGAGTACAGTAAATAACGTGATAAGTAATGTGATAGCCATAATATGGGCAGTGATTGCTTTGTCGGAATGGATACTGGCAGAAGAAAAAGAAGATAAGATTTATGCAGCAGTAATGATGATATTAGCGATGATTACGCGGAGGTAAGAAAATTGAGCAATCCCAAACACGACTGGTACGGGCACGCAGTAAAGCAGGTAAAAAAATACCCAGACAAACTGATTGCAGAAAATACAGCTCAGTCAGCCCTATGGATGTACGCTATTAACAAGGCGATAAGGCAGACAGAGGGCATGGACAACGGTGAGGACAGAATGAAAGCTGTACAGCTGGTATATTTTGAGGACAGATACACGATAGCAGGGGCGGCGGATAAGCTTGGATATGCAGAAATGACTATACGCAGATGGCTTAGTGCTTTCGCCAATTTGGCTGGGAAATATGCGGGATATTAGAGAGGGAGAATTATCTCCCTCTCTTTTTTATGTTTGTCTAACATGGCTTAAAAGATGTCGTACAATACACTTGTACGGACGAGTACTGGTAACTTTTTGTGAGACATAACCTCCTCTATCTTTTTGTGGTAAAAGTGTAAACTCTCACCCGCGTAAAAGAGAGTACATAAGACACCTATCCCACGGTGCCTTGTGTCCCATACAGGTTGCGGGGTCTACAAGTGTTTAGAGACCAGCCGCTTATTAGTCTTACCCCGGCGGCTGTTAAGGTGCAATTCCTTATGCTTGTATTTGGTTGCATTATGCAACTGATGTAAACGATTTTTTTCATATTTTTTTTCCTTTCATATAACCCCGTAAACAATCCATTACGGGGTTATGGTTGTATTTAGGAGGTGACCCCAAAATGGGATAAGTAAATACCAGGAGTGGCTGACCCAAGAAGGGTTGCTTAAGATAGAGGGATGGGCACGAGATGGATGCACAGACAAAGAGATCGCGGCAAACATCGGTATTAATCCAGATACCTTGTATACATGGAAGAAAAAATTCCCAATTTTAGCCGATGCCTTAAAAAAGGGGAAAGATGTTGTGGACAGGCAGGTGGAAAAAAGCCTGTTGCGACGGGCGTTAGGATACAGCTACGAGGAGACGAGCGAAAAGTACGAAGATGGAGAACTGACGGAGCGAAAAGTAACAAAAAAGCACATTCCACCGGATACTACAGCACAGATATTTTGGCTAAAGAACAGGAAGCCAGAACAGTGGCGCGATAAGCCGCAGTCAGAGAGCGCAAGCGACAAAGCACTGGCGAAAGCTATTGAAATCCTTGGGGGTGTCAATAGTGCCATTGACTAGCAAGCAGGTAGAATACCTGCAAGGCTGTAACCGCCGTTGGAACGTAAAGACCGGGGCAACAGGCTCCGGGAAATCCTTTGTTGACTACACAGTCGTAATCCCTCAACGCCTGACGCACCTAAAAGGGCTGGGGTTGGCTGTGATGTTGGGAAACACCAGAGGCACGCTACAACGTAACATACTTGACCCCATGCGAGAGGTATGGGGCGAGGAGCTAGTTGGCGAGATACGGAGCGACAACACAGTACAGCTATTTGGCAAAAAGGTATATGCGCTAGGCGCTGATAACAAAAAGCACGTTGCAAGGATACAGGGAGCAACGATTGAGTATGCTTACGGTGACGAGGTGACGACCTGGAACCAAGAAGTTTTTGAAATGCTGAAATCTCGTCTCAGAACGTCACACAGTCATTTTGATGGCACTTGCAACCCAGCGGGACCGAAGCACTGGTTTAAAGGCTTTCTGGATTCCGATGCCGATATATTCCAACAGGCGTACAACATACATGATGGCTGCCTGCCTCCGGCGGTAGTGGACGAGTTAATAAAAGAGTACTCAGGGACGCACAGGTACCAACGCTACATACTGGGCAAATGGGCAGTGGCAGAAGGGCCTGTGTACGATATGTTTTCAGAGGAAAGGCACGTCTGCAAAGCAAAGACCAGCGGAGAGATAATTGTGAGCAGTGATTTTGGTATGCAGAACCCTACCGTCTTTCTCATCTGGCAGAAAAGAGTAGATACCGGCAACTGGCACTGCATAAAAGAGTACTACTATTCAGGCAGGGAGAACAACCGCATGAAGACAGTCAGTGCGCTAGTAAAAGGACTAGAGGACACGCTAAGCGGGCAGAAAGATAATTTAGTGATCGTTGACCCATCCGCCACCGCTCTCATCGTGGAGTTACGTAGCAAAGGGCATAAAGTCAAAAAAGCAGATAACACTGTTAATGATGGGATAGCAGATGTCGAGACAATGTTGACACAAGACAAATTATCGTTTGACCCGTCTTGCACACACACGATTGAGGAGTTTGGTATCTATGCGTGGGACCCAACAGCGGCCGACAAGGGAAGGGACGAAGTTATAAAACAGTCAGATCACGCAATGGATGCTATCAGGTATTTTGTAAAAACAAAAAAACTCGTCAAGCGTAGCCAATCAAGACAATACAAATCAATTCTAGGGTGATAACAATGTATCTATCATATCAAGATTTTGTTGCCGCAAAAGACAAAGGGCAATTTATAAATCAGTTTATAAAATTCCACGAGAGTACAGGAGCATACAAAGAGGCGTTAAGGGCGGACAAGTACGACGCACAGGAAAATGAGACTATCTTGCAATTTCAGCGTGTTTATTACACTCTGCTAGGTCAAAAAAAAATAGATAATTTTTCGTCTAATGCACAGATATGCTCTAATTTTTTTCACAAATTAAATACACAACGCTGTTCGTACAGCCTAGGAAACGGTGTCTTTTTTAATGACATGAGTGTCAAGGATAAGCTAGGCAAACAATTCGACAGACGGATTAAAGAAGCAGCTTACAACGCATTAATTCACGGTCAATCCTTCCTTTTTTGGAATGTGGACCACGTGCACGAATTTCCCCTTACACAGTTCGCCCCGATGTGGGACGAGGACACAGGGGCATTGATGGCAGGTATAAGATTCTGGCAGTTAGACGAGCAGAAACCGTTTAAGGTTGTACTGTACGAGGTGGATGGCTACACAACCTACAGTGCAGAGAGTAAATTTGGAGAATTAAAAGAGACCGCTCCCAAGCGGGCATACAGACAAAGAGTCGAGGTTGCTAATAATTTGGAACCCGAAATCATCGGGGAAGAAAATTATAGCAGTCTCCCTATTGTGCCGATGTTTGGCAACAAAAGGCATATAAGCACCCTGAGGGGGATGCAGTCGAAGATTGATGCTTATGATGCGGTACAAAGTGGTTTTGCCAATGATCTGGACGATTGTGCACAGATGTATTGGCTCATTTCCAACGCTGACGGCATGACAGACGATGAGCTGGCGGAATTTAGGGATCGGCTCAAATTTCAGCACATCGCAAAGGCTGAGGAGGGGCAGGTACAGGCGTACACGCAAGAACCGCCGTATACGGCCAGAAAGGAGTTTCTCACGCAGATGCGGTCAGAAATTTATGAGGACTTCGGTGCGTTGGATGTACACGCCATAGCCGCCGGAGCAACAAACGACCATATCGACGCCGCATACCAGCCGCTAGATGACAATGCAGATGATTTTGAGTACTTTGTAGGCGATGCGATCGAGAAGATTCTGGAGCTTGCGGGGATTGATGACGAACCACAATTTAAGCGGAACAGAATCAGCAACGAGAAAGAGCGTACAGATATGATTCTCGAGGCAGCTAATTATCTGGACGAAGAAACCATCCTGAAAAAATTACCGTTTGTTGCACCGGAAGAAGTGCCGGACATCCTTGCAAAATTAGACGAAGAATCATATAGCCGCTACACAGAGCCGCCTGAACCAGATATGCCGGAAGATAACCCGGAAGGGGATGAATAACCATGTATCCATCCGACAAGTGGACAGAGCAGGAACTGCAAAAGTTAGAAAAACGGCTGGCAGACGTATATAAGCAAGCTGGAAAAGAGCTTGACAGCAAAGCGAGAAATTATTTTAAACAGTTTTCTAGCCGGTACGCCAAAGAATACGCGGCATATCAGGCAGGAAAGTACAGCAAGAAAGAATTTGAAGCATGGCTGATGAACCAGTATGGCAGAGGACAGAGGTGGGAAGCACTGCGCGAGGACATGGCTCGGAGACTGACGGAATCAAACCAGATTGCCGCGGCATACATCAACGAGAAAACCCCTCTTATTATCGCCCTCAATCGTAATTTTGAGGCATACATGATTAAATCTCTTGTACCTGAAAGACAGATAAAAGAGATTGGAGATATTGCTTTTAATTTGGTTGACGAGCATACAGTTAAGCGACTGACGGTCAGAAAACAAAAGATTCTTCCGCCCCGGAGGGTACTAAAAAGCAAGGACGTGCATTGGAACAAGAAGAAATTGCAAAACGCACTATTGCAAGGATTTATGCAGGGTGACAGCATAGGAAAGCTCGCAGGGCGATTCCAAGACGTTACAGGTATGAATCATACTGCCGCGGTTAGAAACGCCCGCACAGCGTTCACAGGAGCGCAGAACGGGGGCAGGCAGGCGGCATACGAGGAAGCCTACCAGATGGGAATTGATGTAGTTAAGCATTGGACAGCAACAAAGGACTTGAGGACACGAGACAGCCATAGGGCGTTAGATGGCGAAGAAGTGCCGTTTAACATGGCGTACTCAAACGGCCTTATGTATCCGGGAGACCCAAGTGGAATCCCGGCGGAAGTTTATAACTGTCGATGCACGCAACGAACTGCGCTACCCGCTGAACTGGCACAACCGCGAATGATACGTGTTAAAAATCTGGAAACAGGCAGAAGTGAAGTCGTAGAAGACATGACCTACTACGAATGGTTAGCAACGCAAAGGGGGCGAATATAATGGCGGATATTGATGTTGTAAGCCATGTAGACGAAGTAATACTCAAGACCACGATGGCACTTGCAAGAGCATTAGAGCAGGCAGGAGCCGCCGCAGAGGGGCACGCAAAAGACCTTTGCCCGGTCGATACAGGTGCGTTGAGAAACAGTATTACGCACCAGACCGACTTAGAGAATCTCACAGAGACAATAGGCAGTAACGAAGAATATGCCGCCTATGTGGAACTGGGAACTGGCGTGTATTACAAGGGAGGGCGAAAGACCCCGTGGACTTATCAGGACGATAAGGGACAGTGGCATATCACAAACGGTCAGAGAGCGCAGCCATATTTAAAACCGGCGGCGGCAAATTACGCAAAAGAATACACAGCAATCATTGCAGACGAATTAAAAGGAGCGATGGGATAATGGACAGATTGTCTTTGCTCGTCAAGGCAAAGGAAACGGCGGAGTATTTTACTGATAAAAAATTTAAATACTCTCAGCACGTGGCGAATAGCTGGGCAGGCGCAAAGAAAAAAAAGGTAAGTAATTGTGCATCGTATGTGTGCTATTGCCTACAGCAATTAGGCATCCTCAAACCGGGACAACTGTTTTATTGTAACAGGAATGGAACAGTTGTTTATAAGGGCGCAGGAACAAAAGCGGCTATATCAAAACGCTATAGATTGATAAAAGTAAATAAATTACCCCGAGATTATAAAAACAAATTAAAACCGGGAGACATTTGCTTTTACCGCCTGCATACCAATATTTTCGCAGGAATAAACGAGAGCAATAAAATGGTCTGGTGGGACGCCGGAAAGGCTAGCACGAATACTAAAAAAGCAGGCGGAACATATAAAAAAATACACAGAGTTATCAATGGAAATCAGAAGATTTTATATGTGCTGAGATGGAAAGGGTGAGGAAATGACGCAGAGGAAAATTATTGACGTGTCGGTATACAATGGCACAATCGACTGGAAAAAAGTAAAGAAATACGGTTGTGATGGTGCGATCATTAAGATTATCCGCAAGGATTTAGGCAAAGATAAGAAGTTTGAGGCAAACTACAAAAAATGTGAGGAGTTAGGCATCCCATGGGGCGTATACAACTACACATACGCTACCACAACGGCAAAAGCTAAGTCAGACATGGAGCTTGTGTGCGATATCCTCGACAAAGTCAGCAAAAAGCATTTTAAATACGGCGTCTGGTTTGATATCGAGGACAAAGTGCAGGCAAGGCTGAGCAAAACAAAGATTGCTGAGATTATTAATACGGCACAGACTGTCGTTGAGTCAAGAGGCTATAAATTTGGCGTTTACACCGGGATGTCGTATTTTTCGGAGCATATTGATAAAAGCAAAGTTAACTGTAAAAACTGGTGGATTGCACGTTATTACAAAGGCTATAACCGCATGGCATTTAAAGCGACACCGAACAAATCTTATAAGCCTGCAAACGTGCCTGATCTCATGGCATGGCAGTATACTAGCTCTGGCGTGTTTCCGGCCAAGGTTTCGACTGGCAACGACGGAAATTTTGATTTAAATATTTTATATCATGACTTCTCGGTGACGGCACAGAAGGAAGAAACAGCAAAAAAAGGTAAATACACCGGGAAATTCCCTAAATTGCCGCCGCGCGGCTATTACACATTTTTAGACGGCATTACAGTGCTAAAAAGTGCAGGATGGGAAATTGAAAAATTGCAGAAGTTTTTAAACTGGGCTATCGGCTCGAAATTAGATACTGACGGCAAATACGGTGAAAAGACGGAAGACGCGGTTAGTATTTTCCAGTCGAAATGTAAATTAAAAATTGACGGCAAATTTGGAGCAAAATCCCTTAAAGCCGCAAAAACTTTTAGAAAGTAATCGCGAAGTACTGCGATTTACATATAGTCATTTAGGGAAAGAAATCCCTCGAAGAAAAGGAGTAATCAAATGGCATTAACAAGAGCTTTTTTAAAGAGCATGACACTTACAGATGAACAGATTTCCGCAATCATTGAAGAACATTCTGCAACCGTTACGGGTCTCAAGAGTGAGATTAGTAAGTATAAAGAGGATGCGGAGAAAGTCCCAGACCTCCAGAAAAAACTGAAGGACTACGAGAAAGATGATTGGAAAGGCAAGTATGAAAAGGAACACGCAGATTTTGAAGGTTATAAAACCGAACAGGATAAAAAAGCATCCTACAATGCGAAAGAAGCCGCATATAAAAAAATGCTTGAAGATTCCGGCGTGTCCAGTAAAGTAATTAGCCTTGCCCTGAAAGCATCAAAAGAGACTATTGATAATTTAAAAATCGGAACTGACGGCAAATTTGAGAATGCAGCAGAAGTAGAAAAAGGCATCAAAGAAGCGTATGCCGACTATATTACAACCGAAACGACTCATGGCGCTAATGTATCAAATCCACCGGGAGGAGAACCGGGGAAAATGACCAAGAAAGAAATCATGGAAATTAAAGATGCAGGTGAACGTCAGAAAGCGATTGCGGAAAATCACGAACTTTTTGGATTTTGAAAGGAGTAGACAATGCCAGGAGTAACCACTAGCACTGTATTAAATACAGATAGCGCTCTCAAAGCGAGAGAAATTGATTTTGTAACAAGATTTGACAAAAATTGGGATGCATTAAGAACTATCTTAGGAATTTTTAAGCCTATCAGAAAAGAGCCGGGCACTAGCTTAGTAACCTATGAAGCGCAGATGAAAGATGAAGCTTTACAGGGCGGCGCAAGCGTAGGTGAGGGTGAGGCAATCCCTTTTACACAGTTTAAAGTTGTGGAAAGCAAGAGAGAAGATATTATTGTAGAAAAATACGCTAAATCTTTAACTCTTGAGTCTGTGGCAAAATGGGGCGCAACGGTCGCAATCGAAAAGACAGATGATGCCTTTATGGTTGAGCTGCAGAACAAGGTTTTAAAAGATTTTTACACATTTTTAAAAACGGGAACATTAAAAGGTACGCAGAAGAAATGGCAGAAAGCACTTGCAATCGCAAAAGGTGCTGTACTCAACAAATTCGCAGGCATGAACAGAAATGTAACCGAAGTCGTAGGATTTGCAAATGTAATGGATTTTTACGACTGGTTAGGTGATAAAGAGATTACTGTGCAGACAATGTTTGGATTGCAGTATATCAAAGACTTCTTTGGTTTCTCTACACTGTTCCTCCTCCCTGACGCCTACATCCCGGCAAAAACTGTTATTGCAACACCTGTAGAAAATATTGACTTGTATTATATTGATCCCGGCGATAGTGATTTTAAAAAACTTGGCCTGGACTACACAACATCTGGCGAAACAAATCTGATTGGATTCCACGCAGGCGGCAACTATACAAACGCCACAGGCGAAACATACGCCATTATGGGCATGAAACTGTGGGCAGAATACCTTGACGGTGTTTGCGTAGTTACTGTCGGAACTACAGAAACTATCCCAGAGGTATCAAGTTTAAGCGGGAAATAAAAGGAGATGGTTGAGTGCTTTACGAAGTCATGAATCATATTCACAATTTCTTCCCAGTCAAGGGGGCAGCGATCACAGGCAAGATAACAATTGGGAAATGGATTTTTGACACACATACAGATACGGTGGGAGATGTCAAAGACCTACGTTATTCTGGCACTGCGATTCGCTTGCCTTTGCAAGATGGGCAATATTATTTAATTAGCGGCTCTGTCTTTAACGATGGGGTTTATCAGTATCACAAAGGCGATACTGCCCCGTTACAAGAGGAGACGTTTGACGGCGTAGTGGTTCCGTTGGCTATCCCTAAACCGTTTTTGTCACTGGTGGACGAAATCAGCGAGTGGCAGACAAAAAACGGCAATTTAGGAGCATATCAGTCGGAGTCATTTGGCGGCTATTCGTACAGCAGAGCAACAAATTCCAAAGGCGAGACCTACACGTGGCAAGATGCGTTTAGAGTGCGCCTGAACCCATGGAGGAAAATGGCATGAGTTTAATCAATGAATTTTTACAAGATTGCATACTCATGGATAAAAAGCGCGCTTCTGACGGCGAGGGTGGATTTATTACCGAGTGGGTCGAGGGCGCTAAAATACAGGCGGCAATAATCCGAGATACCTCCATGTCTGCCAGAGTGGCAGAAAAAGAGGGTGTAACAGCAACATATACAATCACTACAGCTAAAACAGTAAAGCTAGGCTATCATGATGTATCAAAAACAAAAGACGGAAAAATTTTTAGAGTTACATCAAATGCAGGAGAAAAAGAAACTCCTGCGTCGTCCAATTTAGACATAGCACAGGTTATGGCGGAGAAGTGGGAGTTAACGTCATGACCCCAACGGCGGCGCTGTATCAATTCTGGTCATCCTTCGGCATAACTGCATATCCGTCTAACAGGGTGCCGAAAGATACCGCTTTCCCTTTTATCACATATGAGCCGATCATAGCAAACTGGTGGACAGGCGCGGCCGCCGCCAGCACCATAAATGTCTGGTATCACACAGAATCTGAGGCAGTCCCAAACAAAAAAGCGAAAGAAATCAGTGACAGATTACAAGGAGGCACTACGGTAAAATGCGATGATGGATTTATTTTCCTGTCGCAGGACCAGCCGTGGACTCCTTTGGTCGATGAGGCCGACTCGTCAATAGTACGCAGATACACCGTAATAACTATGCAATTTATAACTATTTAACGAGGTGAGTAAATGAAGTATACGCAGGTTCCTTCTGACCTTTTTAAAAAAATCCAGATTAACGCCGGTATTATCGTATCAGCTTTTGAGCCAGAAACGGGTGCCATAACAGCAACTAACATCCTCATGGCAACCAGCGGCGGTTGTAGCTTTAGCGCGGAGCCATCCTTTACGGATTTCGGGGAAGACATTGATAATGTGCCTAAAAACACGATGGAACTCAAGGAAATCGAATCTATCGAAGTAAAATTATCAGGCACAGCCGTTACAATGGATACCGCACAGGCTAAAAGTTTTATGGCGGCGGCAGACGTAGCGGGAAACAAAGTAACACCAAGAGCAGATTTAAAGGCAGAAGATTTTAAGGATATTTGGTGGATAGGTGACTATTCGGATGAAAATTCCGGGGATTCTGCCGGATTTATCGCGATTAAAATTATGAACGCCCTCTCAACGGGCGGATTTAAGATTAAATCAGATGATAAATCCAAAGGAAATTTTGATTTTGAATACACAGGACACTACAGCATTAAGAACGCAGAGACAGTACCTTATGAGGTCTATATCAAAACAGGCGAAGCGGCGTAGGAGGTAAAGCATGAGATTATCGGATTTAACAGCAGAACAGGGATTGGAAGCCATTGCGAATTCCCTTGAACATATCGGAAACATTGCAGACGATGATGACGCGCTTAAGCTGTGCCAGGAACTTGTGCCGCGGGAAGGTGAGAAATACATCAAAGTCTTTGCTAGGGGCGCTAAAACAGCTCCTAGACTGTTAAAAACACACAAAGATGATGTAATCGGAATCTTAGCGGCGTTTGAATTACAGACAGTCGAGGAATACAAGAAAAAGCACAAATTAATGGATGTTATCAAGGGTATGGTTGACCTCGTCAATGAGCCGGAGGTACGTCAGCTTTTTTTCTCAGTGCCAACAGACGCAACAGACGGACACTCTGGAGATGCGCAGGAGAATACAGAGGAAGAAACGTAAAAGGCTTTCTGCTGTATGTCAAAGCCAAGATTTTAGACGACACAGAAGAATTAATTTACAAACGATATATGGCTGACGGGCTGAAATATGTAACCGAAAGTATTTCGCAGGCGTTTGGCGGGGAATATCTCTATGCATCGTTTATTGATTTAATTAATAGCGATAAAAAGCAAACAGCAACAAAGACTGGCGAAGAAATAGCCGCAGACGTCATTAAAAAAGCCGGATTGGTGGTGATGAGTGGTTGAATGTGATGGAATTGTTTGTCACTCTGGCAATCAAAGACACCGCATATAAGCAGGGGCTGAAAGACGCAGAAGGTAACGCCAGCTCGTCCACATCAAAAATCGGCGGGGCATTTAAAGCGGTCGGGAAAGTAGCTAAAACAGCTATGGTGGCCGGTTCTGCCGCCGCCGTTGCATTTACAAAAACATCAATAGATGCTGGAATGAATTTTGATACTGCGATGTCTCAGGTAGCGGCTACCATGGGAACAACCGTAGACAAAATAGGAAACGTCAAAGCCAAGGCTGAAGAAATGGGGCGTACTACAAAGTACACCGCAACAGAAGCAGCGGAAGGAATGAATATTCTTGCTCAGGCTGGTTTGTCGGCTGACGAACAGATTAGCGGCATCGGAACAGTACTTAACCTTGCCTCTGCCGGTGCCATGAGTCTGGAAGAATCGGCATCATATACTGCAGGTGCGGTAAAAGGCTTTGGCGACTCGATGGGTAACGCATCTTACTATGCCGACTTGATGGCAAAAGGTGCTACTCTTGCCAATACGGATGTAAGAGGCCTTGGAGAGGCTTTCTCGGGCTCTGCCGCCACAGCGAAAAACTACGGTCAAGCGGCGGACAGTGTCACGCTTTCCTTGCTCCGCTTAGCAGAACAGAACGTAACAGGCTCTGAGGCGTCTACAGCGTTAAATAGGGCAATGGCAGACTTATATACTCCGACTGACGACGCATCAAAAGCATTAAACCAGTTAGGGGTATCTGCCTACAAAGCCAACGGAGATGCAAAGGATTTTAATGACCTCGTAGACGAGCTTAACGGCTCTTTACAGGGTATGACGGCGGAGCAAAAAAACAATGCTCTTGCAACGATTTTTACAACGCAAGGCTTACAGGCATTTAACAAAATGACCGCATCAAGTGATGCAACTGTTCAAAAATTTTGGAAAGGAATACAGGATTCTTCCGGCTCCGCGGCACAGCAGGCAGCTACGCAGTTAGATAACTTACAAGGTGATATAACTTTGCTGTCTAGTGCCACAGAGGGCCTACAGCTTGCCTTTTACAATACCTTTTCGGGTACTATCCGCGGTGCCATCAAAGGCATAACAAACGAGGTTAGTGGATTAGCTGAGGCGATGGAATCCGGCGGCATAAGTGGCGCTCTTTCCAAACTGGCGCAAGATGCGATTAATTTTAGTGGTCAGTTGCCGGGGTTGACAAAAATCGGCGGCGACCTCATAAACGGATTAATTTCGAGCGTTACTCAAAATTCTGGCAGTATTACAACTGCTGTCAGCCAACTGTTAAATAATCTCGCCTCTACGATTTCCACAGGGCTAAATGTATTTACTTCGGTCGGAATTAATTTACTGACGACTATTGCCAGTGGCATGACTCAAGGCATCCCAACCTTTTTAGGGCAGGCATTGCCAATGTTGACACAATTTACAGAGTCATTGAGGAGCAACGCAGGAAAATTGATAAATGCAGGTCTGACACTTATCCAGAATATCGCACAAGGGCTGATTAATTCTATTCCTGTACTAATTGCATATGTACCTACAATCATAACAAATTTAGCTGGTATTATTAACGATAACGCACCGAAAATCCTTGCAACAGGAATAACAATCATAACGAATTTAGCGATTGGCTTAGTTCGCGCGATTCCATTATTAATTGCTAATTTACCGAAGATTATCACAGCGATCGTAAGTGTATTTACAGCGTTTAGCTGGTTTTCACTTGGTAAAAACATTGTTACCGGCATAATAAAAGGGGTCAAAAATCTCCCATCGCTCTTAAAGACTGCTGCTAAAAATGCCGTAAATGGATTCAAAGGGGCATTTAGGGGCAACGGTATTTTATCGGCTGTAAAAGGAGCATTTACTAAGATACCATCAGCTGTTAAAAGCATCTTTACCAAGGCAGTATCCCTTGTAAAAAGCTTCCCTGGACGATTTAAGAGCGCCTTAAAGTTTAGCTGGTCCCTTCCACACCTAAACTTACCGCATCTGAGTGTTTCTGGCGGAAAGGCTCCATTTGGAATCGGCGGAAAGGGATCTCTGCCATCATTCCACATTAGCTGGTATAAAAAGGCTATGGAAAGTCCATATGTATTTTCTGATGCCACCTTGTTTGGGGCAGGAGAAGCAGGAGACGAGATGCTGTACGGTCGTAGCAGACTGATGAGTGATATCAAAGAGGCAACACGGGGAACAAAAAACGATGTAACTATTAACGTAACCGTAAACGGTGCAGATAACCCAGAAGAATGGGGAAGAAGGATGGCAAGCGAGCTTAGAAGGCAGGTGAAAATGGCATAATGGCAAAGAAAAGTAAAAAATCTGCTGCTCCCAGTGGTTTATCTATATCTAGAGACAATCTGAAATTTACAATATCTTGGAAAATACCGGCGAAAAAATATGAGGATGGGCAGTGGCTGTGGTACCGCCTACATACAAAAAATGCCGGTGCTTCTAAGTGGGATTGGACAGAGTGGAAGAAAATAGATGTGGGAAAATCAGCAACAAAAAGAACAGTAGCACTTGATGCAAAAAAATATTATCCTGTCTCATCAAAATTATTAAACGCAATAGAATTTAAGGTAAAGGGCAAAACAAAAAGCGATAAAAAGCATACCTATACAGCCGCATCCTCTACAAAGACGTTTACCATTTATGCACCAAATACCCCTTCTGTTTCTTATTCCCTTGATGATACCGGTGCAAATAAAGGCGCGTTTACCTGGAATACCTCATACGAGGCGAATGATGCAAGACATTTTGCAAGGACACAGGTACAGACCGCGTTAATGACAAACTATAAGGGTGCCATTGCGAATGCTCGCTTTGCCAATTCGGCTTATACAGGGGCTTCTGGTACATGGGAAATAACAGAGGATGGTTCCCCAACACAGAGTATGACATTTTGCCGTATTGTAAGGGTAAAATCAAGAGGATGTGCCGGAGATTCCGGTTGGGGCTATGCATACCATTATTACAGCATCCCAGAGCGTCCAAACATACAGAGCACAGGGAGCAAAGAGATAGGCTCTTCTAGCCGCTATGTATGGGCAAACTGGGTGCAGGCATCGCCGCAGGACCGCCCTGTGGATTCCATGGAGTTACAATACGCCATAGACACGCCAGAAAGCGGAGAGAGGTATACTGGCACATCGTGGAGTACCGGAGTAACTGTTGCGTACCATGATTATACGGTGTCAGCAGATTTTAACACAGACGATGGTATAGCGGAAGACCAGATCATGTGGACAAGGGTGCAAAGTACGCATGACAAAAAATATGCATATTCTGAGCCACGAGTAGCGGCACGAGGAGCCTTGAAATCCCCGTCATTTGATACGGTATCGGCAACGGGAACAACACTTACCATCAATAGTGTTGAGCGAAAGACAGAGGTTCCTGACGCCAAAACAGCAATCTGGATGAAAATAGACAACGAGGAAAAAGGCGTTATCGCGATCACTGACAAGGAGGGCACAATCACAGTTACGTGTCCGGACGTTTCCGGCGGCACTGAATACCAGATCGCTCTCAAGAATTTTACCGGAACTTCTGCACCTCAAAACGGAGCATCTGGCATCACCTACAAACTTAGCCCCCTCATGCAGTCAGGGTGGGTTTACTCAGAGACACGAAAAATCGCAGTCCCACCGAAAAATATAACTGCAATGGCGGTAGCATCTGATACCGTAGAATTAACATGGGACTGGTCGTGGAAAAATGCAGATGCAGCTACCATTGCGTGGGCAGACCATGAGGACGCATGGATTAGTACGGACGCCCCAACTACTTATGATGTAGAGGACAGGGAAACAACGTGGCATATCGGGTCCCTGGAATCGGCAAAAACATATTATTTCCGCGTAAGATTGCGGGATACGTCCGGGGACGAGGAAGTACTGTCTCCTTGGTCTGATACGGTTTCTGTATCGCTGAGTGAGACACCAACGACTCCTACGCTTGCAACAACGGAAAATTATCTTGCCATGGACGATACAGTTATTTGCAGTGTTGGCTACACCGGAAACAGCAAAGCGAGCATAAAAATAGCGGAAGCGGTTAACGATGAGCCGGTTAAAGGCAAAGATGGAAACGTTGTTGTTTTAATGATGTCTTCCGGCATGGAGACATTATCGGAAACGATTGAAAACATTAACAAAATCTATACTGCAAATGGTCTTTTGGGTAACCTGTGGAATGTAGGAGAAATCCATTATTTAAAAGCAATGGTTACGGCACAAGGAGGCAAGGAAGGTGCATGGTCAGATTCTGTGGCTGTCGAAATTGTCGCAAAACCTGCGATAGACAACGTTACAACAAATCTTGTTTCGGAAGCAACTACATATAATTCTGGCGATGTTACCACAGAAGCAAGTGACCAGACAGTACCAGAATCATCGGAAGGCACAACAAACTACCTAGAGCAGCTACCACTAACAATAGCCCCTTCCTTCGGGGATTCTGCTGGCACAGCAAAAGTAATGGTTGTCAGAGACGAGGATTATTATATTCTGCGCCCGGACGGATTAAAGGAACAGCATTTTGCCGGCGAAATTATTGCCAGTTTTACCGGTAGTGAAACAGATAACTACAGTATTGCCTTGGGCGACCTGATCGGGCAGATGGATGACGGTGCAAGGTACAGTATACAGATTGCATTTACAGATATTTATGACCATGTGGCAGAAAAAAAGATACCGTTTGTTGTGCGGTGGAAACATCAGCCGGAAGTGCCAACGGCCACTGTAAATACGATTGCAGACAATAAAACAGCAAGTATTGTTGTTACTAAACCAACTACATATGCTGATGGGGATACGTTTGATTTGTACCGGATGAGCGTAGACAGAGCAGAATTGATTCTGGAGAATGGAATCTATGGCCAGAAGTACATTGACCCGTACCCGGCGCTAAACGAATACGGCGGCATACTGGTTGTAAATAAAACCGCCAACGGCGACTATATAACAGTAGATAGATCGTTTGCATGGTTATACAACGAATTTTCGATAGCCCATGAAAAGGCAATCATTGATTTTGACAGTGAATCTATCGAAATCCAGTATAACCTTGATTTAGATAACTCATGGGATAAAGATTTTGAGAGGACAGTATACCTTGGTGGCTCTGTGCAAGGTGATTGGAACCCTGCAGTCACTCGTGATTTAAAAATTGATGCAGTAAGTGTCTCTCTGACAGAGCCAACGATGATTGAGCAGATGAGGCGGCTCGCAACGTATCCTGGAATATGTCACGTTAGGACACCAGACGGCTCGTCATTTTCCTGCGATATACAGGTGTCAGAGAAAAAAGACCACGATAACAAAATGCGGACAGATTTTTCTTTAACGATTAAAAAAGTGGATTCGGAAGAACTGGATGCTGTGACGGAAGAACAGTGGAGTGCAGAGCATCCTAATGAGGTGATGTGATGGATTGGAGTAAAGGATTTTCAGCAAGATATATTTTAACAACGGTTGACCCCAAAACATGGACAGACCAGCAGGAATTTGAATTTACTGAGGGCAGTATTGACCGGGACAGCACGTCAGATTTAAGGGAATCTGCTTCCGTCACAATGATGGAAAAGATAACAGACAATGAGTGTTGGGTCCGCATTTACTTACAAGCCAGACAGGGAGGGTCAGGAGCAAAAGTAGCACTGTTCACTGGCCTGACCGCATTCCCAGAAAGAAAACTTGATGGTGTGAGAGAGACTTACAATATTGACTGCTATTCCGTTCTCAAGCCGGCAGATGATGTGATTCTGCCGCGTGGGTATTACGCACCAGCCGGTAGCGGAGCAAAGCACATTAAAAATCTGCTCAATGATTGTATCCCTGCCCCTGTGTATGTCGAGGGAACGTCCCCCATTACTACGGATAACATCGTTGCAGAAGATGGGGAAACAAGGCTCACAATGGCATTACACATATTAGACGCCATCGGCTGGCGGATGCGAATACTTGGCGATGGAAGTATTGTTATCTGCGCAAACGATAATAACAGCAATCTTACAGTAGGGATTAACGAAAATGACATAATGGAGCCTGACGTGACAGACACATTTAACTGGTATGACACACCTAACTGTTTTATGGCGATACATGACGACTACGGGGCAGCTATCGCAAGAGACGACAGTCCGGACAGTTATTTATCAACCGTCAGCCGCGGAAGAGAAGTGTGGAAATCAGAAACAGGTGTTGAATTATCTTCTGGGGAAAACATAGCGGCTTATGCCGTTAGAAAGCTAAATGAATTGCAGAACCCCGCCAGAACGATACAGTACAGCCGGCGGTTTTTTGATGATGTTCTTTTAGGGGATGTAGTCTTTTTGAATTATCCGCGACATAACCTTACCGGAAAATTTAGAATAATATCGCAATCGCTGTCCCTGGAACATGGTTGCCGCACAAAGGAAGAGGTGGAAAGCATTGAATGAGTTTGTAAAAGAGATTGCCTCGACGATGAAGCAAAGCAAAACAAAAGCATATGATACAGTTGCAAAAGTCCTTCGGGTTGACGAAAAAACAGCATATGTCCACATTGACGGCGGAGCAGATGAAACCCCTGCGCAGATGGCTATTAACTGCAAATCTGGGGATACGGTAAAAATACGTGTCTCCGGTGGAAAAGCATGGCTTACTGGAAATCTTACATCTCCACCAACAGATGATACAGCCGCAGAAAAAGTAAAACAATCGCATGAAAGATTTAAAAAAGGAACCGCTAAAAATTTTGGGTTACAGAACAAAAAAATTATTAATGCAGCTAAAACTGCAACAAATTTTATTGATTATATAGATGGTGTTGGACTGATAGTTGGCGACATGAGAGGGAACGCCCTTAAACAAAATACTTTACTTGATGCATATGGTATGGCTGTACGAAACGGTAATAGTGAGATTGTAAGGTTTGGTACAGCACCTATCGTGATTACCAACACGGACGGCGATAAAACTTATGAGGGCTCCGGCTCCGTGATGCAATCCAACCGCAACATTGTTGTTTCCACCCAGCAGACAAACCCAGACGACATCCATGGCGGCGGCAAGGCGGCTCTGGAATTGTATTACGATAAAAGCAAGGACACCACAGGGCTTTCGTTGACCGTCAAGGACGGCTCAACATACAGTGACTTGTACGAGTCTATGGGAACCGGGATGTATGTCGATAACCACCGCATCCAATTTGTATCTAATGACGTAGAGTGCATCTTAGGTAAAAATAACATCCTGTGGGATGCTAACACTATAGGATATTGGATGCTTGCAGGGCATAAATTTACACTAAACGAGCCAATATCAATGCAACCGACCGGTGCAGTATTTGTCTGGAGTCACTATAGTAATGGAGCTTGTGATAATTGGTGGTGGACGTCGTTTTTTGTACCTAAACAGCACGTTGCCTGGCGACCTGGGGATGGTATGTTAATGAGCAATCCATATTACGGATTAAATAAATACTTATATATCGGTGATACATTTATACAGGGTACTGACAATAATAAATCTAATAACGCACAAAACGGAATACCCGTTAACAATCAAGGCTTTGTATTAAGATATGTGTTAGGAGTGTAATTATGGAAGAATATTATATTGGCTACGTATTTGATGGTTTATACCCACCAGAAGCCGCACAGTGGTGCAATGAAAATGGTACGTGTCACATTGAAAAAAATAAGGACGGAAAGTACGAAATCGTTGAGAATATTGACCGAGAAGAACCGGAACACTTATTTAACGATAACACACCATCCATATCGGAACTGAATAAAAAAATAGAAGAACTTACAAAACAAAATGAGATGCTCACAAATTACTTGCTAGAGCTGTCTGATAGATTTATGCATAAGGAGGTGGAAGTATGATAGCTAGCGGGACAATAATTATTGACGGGCAGACATACCGCAAAGGAGATGTTATGCACGATTTAGGCGGATGGGATTGCATAGATACGGACGGAAGTAAGCGATATTACTGGGGAAGTCTTCTGAAGTAGATAAATTGCCTCATTATGTTGCAAGTGGTTCGACGGCGTTATGTGTAGACACAGGGGAATTATATGGCTTTTACGCCCCTGATAGCAAGTGGTTTTTACTTTAGGGAGGTGTAGGACATGAGAAAAAGTGGTTTAACGGGAGATGAGGCGTATGCACTCTCGAAACGTAGGGGAACATCAGGAGACCTTGGCCCGATAAAGAAAGAACTTAGTCAACTAAAGGAAGATTTGACATCTAAAGCCGATAAAACAGCCCTTGTCAAAACTGACAGAAAGCTTGATGCACTCTGGAAACTGAATCAGGGTATCAGCTATGAATTTCAGACGGAGGATACAGAAGCTTATCAAAAAACGGTTCCGAGTGGTGCAAAGATGGCAAGCGTTAAAAGTATTGGCGGCAAGACGATTGTTTGGAATCAGCTGATAACGAAGCAGAATGAATCGGAGCATAACTATGGATTAGATTTTACTTGGCTGGATAACGGCAAAATCAAAATCAGTGGAACATCAACTTACACAGATGGAGACGTAAATGTGTACACGATCCTGAATTCTATAGAAGCAACAGCTGGTCATAAATATCTATTTAAGCTAACTGGAACGGATAGTTTCTACATTTTGGGTTATGGGATTGGAGAAAACACGGCACAAACTCAGAAGTTAATATTTGAGCCACAGGACAGCGGAACTGAAAATATTGCAATTTGCGGCATAAAAGAAAAAATCCAGTCCGGTACGGTAATAGACGATGTTGTCTGCCCTCAGATTTTCGACCTCACTCAAATGTTTGGCTCTGGTAACGAGCCATCCGCACCCGAAGAATTTGAAACTATGTTTCCAGTAGACTACTATCCGTATAATGCAGGAGAGCTGATGAGTGCGCCTGTAAATGAAATAGTGGAACAAGGAAGAAATTTATTCGATTGCTATGGATTTTCGTGTACCAATATTCCCAATATAAATGCAAAACGTGATATTGCTAATGACTACGGAACAACAATATCTACGATAGATTCGACAAACCGTCTGATTGTGACGCAAAATAAAGTTGGTAGCAGTGTGACACATAGTTATGAAAATGGTTATTTTTGTATTGGAATAAGAGGGTTGAAATGTAACACGAAATATGAATTGGCATTTGATTTTACACCAACAAAAATATTAATTGCTAATCCAGCAATAAAAATATTAGTAAATGGAAATGTGAACCTTGGTGAAGAAACGAGTGAATCTGGATTTTCGCTTAATGTAAAAAAGCACGTAACAATAAAATTCACTTATAAAACGGATAATGATATGCAATTTCTCGAACTCCGAAACGCTGGTATGGGCGGCATTATTGAAAATTTCCAAATAGAGGAAGGCACAACTGTAGCAACCTATTCTCCATACCACCAAAATACCTACTCAATCCACAAAGCAATCATTGATTTAAACGGTTACGGTTGGTCAGCTGGGGATGCGAGAAATGAAGTGAATTGGGAGAATAAAAAGTATATCCAGAGAGTTGGCAAATATACCATTGATGGTTCTGAAATCATTTTTAAAGAAAATAAGTATTGGGTAATGACAGTTACGGATTTTGAAAAACCTAGACCATCAACGAAAAACGCTATTTGTGTTAACTTTAAAGTGGCTGATACATATTCTGAGAAATGGGGAGGTATAATCTTTAGACAAGGAAGTAATGGATTTGTATTTACGGATACAGGATCTAAATTTGCTAATAAAAATGAAGTTAAGGATTACTTCCAACAAAACAATGAAACCATATATTACGAACTCAATGAGGAACAGATAATTGACATTTCCGACATCATAGACAATACCTTTCAGGAACCAATCGAAGTAGAAGTAGGCGGTACACTGACATTTAGAAACAGTCACGGTGATGATTACAGAATCCCTGTACCAAATTCTGAGGAATATGTAATATCTTTAGCGGAGGTGGCAAAATGACTGAAATGCAGAAAAAGATGATGGAGGAACTTGGTCTGGCCGAATCAGATTTTGAGAAAAAAGAAACGGTTGTGAGCAATGAAGAACGTATCAATGACCTTGAGATTGCTGTTTGCGAACTGCTTGAAACTCTCGGAAATGCTGAATAAGAAAAGGAGAAATAAAATGATGGCAAAAGTATATTTTAACAGATTGATTGTAGGAACTATTACATATGATGCAATTCCTGAGAAATATCAAGATAAAGTAAGAGAATATGGTATTGAGTATGTGAAAAAAGGAAAACTTCCTGTAGAAGAATATGAAATGCTGTATAAAGAGGAATATCCAGAGGGTAAGTAATTAACTAAAGAGGGCTTTAATTAATTTATAAAAACAAAAGAAAAATAATTTTTAAGGAGGAATGGAGATGGTAGATATTATGTTACCTTTAATAACTTGTATTTTTGTAGTTTTTGATTTGGCTAGTGGCGGAATAGCCGCCTGTGCCAACCACAAGTGGAAATCCTCAGAAATGAGGAAAGGATTGTACCACAAATTTGGCTCTATCATGCTTGTGGTGCTTGCGTATCTTATCGACTACGCTCAGAAATATGTAGACTTGGGCTTTCAGGTGCCTATTGCTGCAGGAGTTTGCGTATACATCATTTTGATGGAGCTTGGCTCTATTGTGGAAAACATCGGCAAAATTAACCCTGATTTGCTCCCAGACAAGGTTAGAGCGATTTTAGGACTGGACAAAACGAAATAAATTTACGTAATTTTTGCGTGTTTGAGGTGATGCAGTGAACAGAAGTTTGATTAAAAAACTCTGGAAATTAGGCGATAAACAATTTATTGACTACGCCTTGTCGTGTGCTCGTTTAACTTTACGAGAGCGCGAAACTGTACAGTACTTGCTTTTTGATGGATTAACGCAGGAGCAAGCCGCCGAGAAAATGGATATAAGCACGAGAGGATTACAAGGGCTGTGGAGTTGCGCTGTGGAAAAGATTTTGTTAGTTCCTGGCACGATCCCATACATAAACAGCCTTTAAGAAAACCAAAGATGATTTAAAAATTACGCAGAAATAAGCGTACTGTCTTCGTGGCGGTGCGCTTATTTTTTTGCGATAATAAAATTATAAGGAGGGCGGAGAGATGTATCAATATTGGAATCCTAACCCAGCGGCGGCAAAAGTGGGGGATTGTACTGTACGTGCTATCTCAAAGGCTATGGGGCAGACGTGGGAAGAAACATATATACAGCTTGCGCTGTATGGCTTGATGTTGTCAGATATGCCCTCGGCTAACGCAGTGTGGGGCGCATACCTCAAAGATAATGGATTTAGCCGTTATATAATCCCAGACGAATACATGACTTGTACCGTCTCAGAATTTGCAAACAACCACCCAGAAGGGGTTTATATTTTAGCACTGTCAGGGCACGTTATAGCGGTAATTGACGGCAATTACTATGATACGTGGGACAGTGGAGCAATGACACCAATATATTACTGGAGGCAAGGAGGAAAATAAATGTTCGGTTATCCACAATATCCACAACAGTATCCACAGTACCCGCAATATCCACAACCGGATTATCTTGACCAACTAAATCGACTAAAACAACAGCAGGCATCACCCCAACAAATACAACAGCAATCTAATCCCGATGAGCGGATTTGGGTGCAGGGGCAGGGTGCGGCGGAGGCATATTTAGTGGCACCAAACTCTTTTGTCCGTTTGTGGGACAGCCAGGCACCAATTTTTTACGAAAAAAGAGCAGACCAGACAGGCAGACCATTTTTAGAGGTGTTTGAGTATAAGCGTAAGGGCTCAAATTCGCCCACAGCGGAGCTTTCGCAGTCTAGCCAACCAATTAACTACGAGGAACGCTTAAACGCCTTAGAAAGGCAAATGGAGACGTTAAGAAGGAGGGTATTGAATGAATCTCAATCCAATGCAGATGATACAGCAGTTTCAACAGTTCAGACAGCAGTTTCAGGGGGACCCGAAGCAGGAAGTGCAAAACCTGCTAAATAGCGGGCAAATGAGCCAGCAACAGTATAACCAGTTGCAGGGCATGGCAACACAGTTTCAAAACCTCTTAAAAGGTTTTAAATAAATAAAAAGGAGTGATTTCATGGGATTAACAACAGACGGAATGAGCCCGGCAGATTTGGCGGCAGTCACAGGCAACAATAACGGCGCATTTGGCGAGGGTAACGGTGCTTGGTGGATTATCATTCTTTTCCTTTTCATCTTCTGTGGATGGGGAAACGGAAATGGATGGAATAACGGCGGCGGAGGCGCGGTAGATAACTATGTATTAGCTTCCGACTTTGCAACCTTACAGCGCCAGATTGATAGCGGTATTTCCTCCCTTGAGCGCAAGGGTGATGCTATCAACACCGGTATTTGTGACGGATTTTATGCAATGAACACCTCTCTGCTCAACGGATTCGCAGGAACAAATAGCACAATCCAGCAGAACGGCTACGATACACGAAATGCAATCCAGCAGGGACAGATTGCAGATATGCAGAGCTTCAACGCTTTACAGGCACAGTTAGCACAGTGCTGTTGTGATAACAAACAGGCTATTGCGGGCGTTAACTACAACATGGCAATGAACACTAATGCAATCCAGCAGGAAGTTACAAACGGCTTCTGCCAGACAAACTTTAACAACGCAAACAACACAAGAGACATCATTGACAACCAGAACAACAACGCTAGGGCCATCCTCGATGCCCTCACAGCGCAGAGAATCGAAGCTAAGGACGCTAAGATTGCCGAGCAGAATCAGCAGTTATTTGCGGCACAGTTAGCGGCCTCTCAGGCATCGCAGAACGAAACCCTAAAGGCGTATATGCAGGGTCAGTTTACTTATTACAATCCTCGACCAGTGCCGGCTTTTCCGGTTTCTGCGCCTTACCAGTATGGCAACTGCGGATGTAATACCGGTTGCGGATGCTAAAATTTTATAATTAGCAACTTCCTGCGTTGACGGGATTGTTCGGCTTGTGCCGATGATGCTTATAGCGGCGGGGCAATCGTTCCGCCGTTTATTATTAAAAAAAGGAGTGATAACGTGGCAGAATTTACCAATAGTAATAATGTAACCGTAGCAGCGGGGCAGAATTTACCGCTCACAGAGACAGCTGTAAAGTGTGGTAGCTGTATTACACACCGGGAGGGGGCAGGAATTGTGACCCTTAGAGGTCTTACAAACCAGTGTAGGGCGCGCTATAAGGTCAGCTTCGGCGCTAATATCGCCATACCCGCCGGTGGAACTGTGACACCTATTTCTGTTGCCTTGGCAATCGCCGGAGAACCATTAAATAGTGCGACAGCAATCGTAACACCTGCAGCCGTAGGCGAATATTTTAATGTATTTACGGCGGCATTTATTGACGTGCCGCGCGGATGTTGTATAACAATCGCAGTCGAAAATACATCTACGCAGGCAATTAGTATAGCCAATAGCAATTTAATCGCCGAGAGAGTAGCGTAAAAGGAGGGCGAAAAATGGAATCATTACACAAATTAAAAAAGATGATGTGCAGAGAGCTGGACGAGATTTCAAACAAAGGCGATATGAGCGCTGGGGATTTGGAGGCGGTCCACAAACTGACAGACACAATTAAAAACATCGACAAGATTATGTACTTGGAAGGCGGCAGCGAATACAGCCGTGGCGGTGACTGGGACACGTCAGGAAGATACAGCCGTGGACGTTATCCTGACATGGATTACGGCGACTATAGCAACGCCCGTAGAGGCCAGCACTATGTGAGGGGTCATTACTCTTACAATGATGCAAAAATGCAGGTAAAAGAGACCATTAAAGACATGATGCACGACAGTAATCTGTCTAGTACGGACCAGGCAGCACTAGGCAGGGCATTAGCAGAATTAGACCGATAAGAGAAAGGGGTGCCGCAATGATTAATATGGACGAAATTAATGCCGAAATTGCGGCATTAGAGGCAGGAAAAACAACCTACGCCACTTGCGAACGGCTTTCAATTTTATACAATGTACGCAACAATTTAATGAGCAATCAACAACCGAACCAACTATCTCCCAACACATCATACTACTCTTACAGTTCCGAGCCGGATTCTGAATTTAAAGAAATCGCCCGAAACGCAGACTTTGAGCACTTATTATGCGTGCTTGACGAACACATGAAAGCCATCGAAGCAATGTACCCGCGTGAATATCGGTCAGTTTTGCGAAAAATAAAAGAGGACGTTTCAAGCGCCCTCTTTCTTTCTGTATAATGTAAGTGTATCTCCTTTATTTTTAATATTTTGTTATACAGTAACTGGTTTTAACCCGGTGGTTACGGCTAGTTACTGCATAACAAAAACTAAAAAAATATAATATCCTCCACAAATTCGTTGGGGGATATTTTTATTTCTTTTACAATGCTTTTCCAAAACACCTGCTTGCCTTGCTCGTCTAACTGCATATACATATCTTTCCAACCGTCAGGAAATTTACTTTGGATTTTTTTCTTAGTTTCCAACTCTTCCGTTGCGGCAGTCTGGGATAGTTCTTTTAATTCCTTTGATATAGCCTCATATCTTTCGTCATAGTATTCTTCTGTTATCCTGCCTTTTTCAAACATCTTATTAATTCTTCCCAACTCACTGGATAATTTTTTCTTTCTCTTTTCTACATCGTTTCCGGCCGCCTTCACACGACTTTCTGCCCTTAATACGTCTGACTGTATTTTTTCTTCGATGTGATTAAGCATATATGTTTCTAATTTTGGTTCAGATCGCGTGTATGTTTTGTGTTTTTTCGCGGCAGATCGAGGGCAACGGTATACTTTATACCTCTTTTCTTTCTTAACCATCGTGCACCCGGAAAATTTGTAACCACAAATCGGACAACGTATCAGTCCGGAGAAAATATAAATACGCCTCTTGCAATCTACCCAACTTTTTTGACTGGAGACCTCTTTAATTCTTTGCGCCTGCTCCTCTGTTATGTATGGCTCGCAGTAGTTCTTTACACCGTACATTTCCCCATGGTACGCCGGACTGGACATAATTTTGACTATCCTATTTCTAGTCCTTATAAAATCAGGGTATTTGCTCAAAATATAATCGGCGGTGCCCCATTTGGAAAACGTCTGGAAATAATGCTCAAACATATCCTCAATTATTTCTCGCATATTCTCGTCTTTTACAATCTTTTTCCCTTCTACGCGATAACCTACCGGCACTTTTCCACCTATATACTCTTTGTTCTGACGCTTAAATTCCATAACGGACCGTATTTTCTCACTGTCTCTGTCTGCCTCTGCCTGTGCTACAGACAACATGATGTTAACTTTAAATATTCCCTGACTTGTTTCTGTCTCGTAATCCTCCCAGATAGCCCTCCAAGGCACTTTGCACGCATCAAGGACGCTTTGTACCTCATAATACCCCGCAACGGCTCTAAACCACCTGTCAAGGCGTGTAAAGAGTATTATATCAATCTCGTGTTTCTTGCAATCCTCAAGTAATTGCAAGAGAGCAGGACGTTTTGTATATTTTTTACGTGCAGATATGCCGGCATCGTTATAAATACCGGCAACCATATATCCTTGCTCCTCGCAATATTTTTCGAGCGCATCTATCTGCGAATCAACGGACAATCCACTGTTCTTCTGCTCTTGCGTGCTTACTCGCACGTATAAAGCGGCTCTTTTCATTTCTTTCCTTTCCTGCCTTCGTACCTCCGGGGCGGGTGTTGCTAATTATAGCTGCTAAGCCTATCTATTAGCTTTTTTCTTCTTAGCTTCCCATTGTTTGGTATAATGTTCTGCGTACCATTCCAAAAATGGACCATGCAATTTTTCTTCCGCCTCTTTCCTTGCAGCAATAGCATCTTTTTTATCACTATAATAACCAAAAAAATAATTTTGCCCTTGAAACATCATTGCTGCATACCATTTTCCTTTACGCTTATTGTAGTATACCCCTGTAGTTCCGGATGTATTATTTTTTCTGACTCCTTGCGTGAGATCGGTCACTAACGTGCCCTCCACCAAATAGGGGTTGTCAAAAAAACCTTTATGGCACTTTCTGCAAGAGCGAGTATTTCCACTCTTCAAATTATTAGATTTTACGCTGACGGTATTCCCGCAATCACATCTACAAAGCCATTTTCCGTCCTTATCATAATCAATAACAGTCAGCGAGCCGAATCTTTTCCCGCGAATGTCTTTTTTGAATTTTTGCCCGCATACTTGACACCTGGTAGTGTTTTTTAAGTGTGAGCTGCTCAGTATCTGCTCACACCCACAATGGATGCATTTGCAGCGATACATTTTGCTTCCGAGGTATTCGACAGCTTGCATATCGCCGCGGATTACCCCTACCAACGACCGTCTAGCCATATTATCCCCCCTAAAAGATATATAAAACCTCTGCATCCTCTATGATAACCTCGTTGTCATCATTGCCCCAGTCATATCTATCCCCACCAAGAAGAACGGCAGTTCCTGAATAAACTTTGCTTTTTTCTAATGCAATGAGCAATTTTTTTTCAATTTCTTCTTTATCATCTAAGGTGTCGATGTCTGTAAAATACGCACTCGTACCGTCTAATTCTCTGGAATCTGTCTCATATGATGACACATCATTTTCGATGTCCCAGTCGTAAGAATTGCGAGCGTAATCTCCGACTTTGTAAGATTCATCAGATGCGATGTGGCGAATTCCGAAGATTTCGTAGTTGCTATTTTTGATTACTTCTAAAACTT